TCGAAGCAAAGTTCTTTGCTTGATTCCGCACCGTGTCAAGAAATCTTCCTTCATCAGATCCATTAATAATAATATAATCACACCCAAGTTCCTCACACAACGCTCGGGCAATCGTTGTTTTACCAACACCAGAGGTGCCACAAAGGAGGAGATTAGGAATCTCACCTTTGCTCAGCATAGCAGAGAAGGTCTCTTTAATGTTGTCAGGAAGAATACAATCCTCCACAGTCTTTGGTCGATATTTCTCAACCCACAAAAATTCTTCGCGCATAATCATTCCAAAGGTCTTACAAATTCATTAGATACCATGTCCCTGGCATCTAAACTTTCATACATGTATTGTACACCGTCTCGTGGTGTAGTGTGATCCCCACAGGTAAAAACATCACATACTGCCATACCCTTCTCTGGCCAAGTATGAATGCTGATATGTGACTCAGCAAGCATAGCAATGGCAGTGACACCTTGAGGTTCAAACTTGTGAGATGATAGACTCAAGAGAGTGCTTTTAGAACGATCTGCTGCCATCACAAGCACATTTCTTATGTGCGACTCATCATCCAACAATCCAGGAGAGCACTCCTTCAATGTAAAAAGAATATGTTTCATTAGACCCAATCAGGTTTACGGTCGGGGATACGAAGGTAATTATCGCACACCCAGGGTTTAGATGCAATGTAGCGTTTGTAAGCAGTGAAGATATCAATACTTTTGTCATGCTTAAACTCATCAGGTCCCGCAAAAACAAATGTTGTAGGACCCCTACCAGAGCGCCCTGTGGGGTCTCCTGTGGGCAGTATCTCCTTTGCTGCCAGCAGAGTATTAAGGCAGGTGTGGACCTTGCCATAGCGGGCAGTATACTCCTCGCAGAGAGCAAGTCCGTGAGCAAGTAACCATTGCCAATTCATCACAAAGTCATTTGCCCAAATGGTGCAAGGATGATTGCGAAAGGCACCCTTCTCAGTGCTGTACGGAGTACCGTCTGCCTTGGGAAGAGTGCCAAAACCGTGACCCCATTTGTCAGAGCATACGATAGCAAGCATCTGACAGGTCTCTAAAGGCATCTTGACAATATGTTTATCTGGAAGAACTCGGGCGGACTTCCAGGGATCGGGATCTGTCACAAAGATGTTCATAATTTAAATCATTCCAATGTCGTACTGCATTGGCAACAATAGCCACATTGGTAACCAAGTAAGAAACAAAAATAACGGTGCGTATGCCAGCAATAGTATCTGCTTCTCGATCATTTTTTCCTTCCTTGGCACCAAGTGCTTTTGCCCAAATTCTCCAAACCTTTCTCATCCAAGTTTAGAGTCAGGTTCCAATGCAATGTAATACTTGAGGTTGCGATCTTTACTGTTGAACTCGGACAACAGTTTCTTGGAGATAGTTACCTCATAAGCACCAGGGAGGATTTTGATGTTCTCAACTTTAAAGTTGAAGGTGAACTCAGAGTCTGATTCGCCAACAACAATAGAGAAGTCGTTAGAGGTGTCATTCTTTTTGTCCCAGACAACCAATTTTACTACACCCGCTTCAGCGATGACGGACAGGTCGGGCAGTTGATAAACTGCTGCTGCTTTGAGCAAGCGGTCAAGTTGTTGAGTATTGAGTTCAAAAGTTACCTCAGTGCTAGGCAGAGAGATCTTCTTATCGGGAGGAGTAACAATTACATTAGGATCGGCAAAGAAGTACTTGGAGCGCATCTTGCCCTCACTGATGTGAACATAACTATCATTCTCAAAGTTAAGTTCAGGACTCTGGTGGAGAGACAGTCCATTAAGAAACTGAGTCAAATCATAGATACCAAAGTCTTTGGGAAACTCCTCATCAATCTCTGCCTCAGCAAGAATGTTTTTCATCACACTGATCGTGCGGAGTTTGTTACCCTCCTTAAAAAGGATGGATTGATTGATGGAGGAAAAGTTCTTGAGCAGGGACAGGGTTTTATCAGAAAGTCTCATATCGTTCGCCTTTGTTGTCATTGTGTAGTCCAGAGAAGTGGTAGAGTAAGATACAATAATGGATTGCTTTGATGATGTCAAGTTTAGACTTGCCATTCTTTTTGCCAAACCGTGAGAGATATTTGATTGCATTTGAGCGACAGAATGCTTCTGCGTCACCAATACTTTCAATCAAATCTAAGGTTTGAGTCTTAGAGTCTTTAGAGGTGTAGTGTGAGTGATAAGTTGATGACAAGTAATCACGCACCTCTTTGAGAGTTAGATCTTCCTCATACTTCCAAAAACCATTGTTTGCTAGCGCATCAATATTCAAATTGATTGAGTTTCCAATCTCATCAGTCATAGTGTTATCAGTTTTCAACGGAGTATATTCATACCCATATTCGGGACCATCTTTAAAGGGGTTTGGGCGATTTGGGTCATTACGATCATAATCGTAGTAATGCTTTGAGTGTATAGTCATAACAAAAATGGGAGGCATAATTTACCTCCCAGTATTATATCATCCTTCGATAGGATTTGCAATGGTTTCAATAGTATCCTCAGTCGGCATTTGGAAATCTGCGTCAACTTTATCATACAGTTCCAGGAATGCAGACTTAGTTTCATCATCAAATCGATTGATACACACTTGGATTGACTTTGCTTTATCCCCAAAGATTGCATAAGCATTAACAATGTGCAGCAGACGGCGAGTGGAGATAATCTCCTCAATGCCACCATCATAGAAGGTTTTGCGAATAATATCTGCCCAGTCAACTAGACGAGAGATAAAGTTATCATCATTAATACCAAGACCAGTTGCAACCTTGGAGAGGATCTTTGCTTCAGATGTAGGAGTAGGATATGCCTGCTCAAGGGTCACACAGAATCGCTCTAGGAAAGCCTCATTAAGCACGTTAGTCCCAATGAATCGACCGTCATCGGACCCTTTACCCTTCGTATTGGCTGTTGCAAAGATCTGGAAACCTTCGGCAGGTTTAACAATCTTGCCAATTTTCTTGAGGAAGACTCCTTTACCTTCAAGGATGGACTGGAGACAGAGGATTTTGTTCGAAGCAAGGTCGATTTCGTCAAGGAGCAAAACGGCACCTTTGGTGAGGGCCTCCACAACGGGACCATTGTGCCAGACTGTGGCACCATCAACAAGGCGGAAGCCGCCAATGAGATCATCTTCATCAGTCTCAATAGTAATGTTTACACGAATAAGTTCGCGTCCAGATTGAGCACACGCTTGCTCAACAGCATGAGTCTTACCATTTCCTGACAGACCAGTGATAAAGGTAGGATAAAACAAACCAGATTTGATAATACGCTTGATATCAGCAAAGTTCCCGAACGGGACAAAATTGGGATCTTTGTCGGGCACAAGGTTGCAATCTTCCCGAGCGGGAGCAGCAGGTGCTTCGTAAGTTTTTTCTAGTTTTTCTTGCACAGTCAGATTCCATTTACCGCGACCAACTTTGTACTCATCAAGTTTCTTGGTGACAGTAGGATAGGAAGTTCCGTTAGATGCACACCAACCACGAATATCAGCGGCGGTTACTTCCTCACCATAAAGTGCTTGGAGAGAGGTGCGGATGTAGTCAGAAGTCACAGTGTTGCGGGGCATCGTTTGCTTTGTTTCAACAGTCATATTATAGCAGAGACAGGAGGTCCTTCAAGATCTCCTGTGCCAGTTACTCAGGTGTCTCGGTCTCTTGTTCCTTCAACACCAGTTCTAGTGCCTCTACGGCACCTATTAGTTTTAAATGCCTTTCTCTTGCTTGGCGAAGTTGCTCCTCGCCCTCAGATATTGCAGTCTTAATGGCGTCTCTTTGTTCTTTAAAGTTTGAAAGGATCTCTCGTATGTCCATAATTAAGCAATCAGATTTACAAACTCAGATAAAACCTTCTTATTTAGTTTCTTGGTGGCAAGAGACTTAGCAAATGCTTTTTTAATTTGTGCTTTTGATGCATCATCATCAACATTAAATTCACTATCTACTGCAAGAGATTGTGCAGAGAGACCAAAGTAAACACCATAAGCAGATGATTTAATAGAGACACTACGATTTTTCTTCCAAGATTGTCGCAGATCTATAGTCTCATCAATAGATTTGGTATATCGAGTAATAAAAGAACCAATGTCTTTGGGACCCAAGAGACGAATACCAACAAAGTTCATATCAGGAAAACGATCACTGATATTGCGTAAGAGAACTTCAGTTAGATCTCCCCATCCCTGAGCAAGCATATGATACGTGGTTCCCAACTTACGATCACGGAGATATGCCTTATCGTAACGTACAGATCCAGTGCCAAATCGCTCAACACCAGCAAGATTAGTAATACGCTTACTATACTTCAACCAACCAGACTCACCATCGGTAAGAATAACACATTGAACCTTCTGTACTTTATTTTGTTGCTTAAACAGAGGAAGAATTTTGTGCAGACAAATAACAGTTTCGTTTAGAGGAGTTCCAGACAGACCCAGTTGAGGAGGAACTTCATAGTAAACTCCATAACGATTTTGGAATGCAAAAGCAACGCGCCAAATCAAATGCATTTGACTTTCAAGTTCTTTTGCCTTTGTCTTACTGGTAAAGAGATTCAACAATCTAAAAGAGTTATCGATAAAGAGTTTGTTATCCTGAGGTACGACAACATCTGGAACCTCAGATTCATCATATTGCCAAGCACGGAACCACTCATTAGTGAATGCATAAACATCAAATGGAATATTTGCTTTTTTGCAGAACCAAATGAGATTGTAGAGTTGCTTCAGAGTATCAGTCAACACGTCTGCCATTGAACCAGACCAGTCAAGAATAAAGACCAGACCGTGATTCTTGCCATCAGGAATGATGCTGACTTTCCTAAAGAGGTCTTCATTATATTTGTAAGTATGAAGTTTGGTGCAATCCAACACACCAGTACGGGCAGTGGTGGCACGAGCATAGGAGTCTGCCGACTTCTTGCACTCAAATTCTTTGACCAAATAGTTTACCTCTTTCTGAGCAGACTTTTTAAACTTGATGTAATCATCATCTGCACGCTCATAAGGATTAAAGGTTACACCTTCATTCTCTAGTCTTACAGCAAACTGACGATAAAAATCATTGGCATACTCATAAACCTCGGAGTTTTTTACAATAGCGACATCAAGATTTACATCAGGAATCTCAAGATACTTAGGATCCTCACCGTAGGTCATCGGAGAGTTGAGAGATTCTGCCTGCTCAGAGAAACTATCAGCAGTTTTAACTTCTAGATTATCCTCTGGAGCAGGTGCAGTTGCGTTTGTATCAGAGTCCGTGGTCTGAGATTCTGCAGTAGGATCAGATTCCTCGGTGGATTCAGATTGATCTCCATCAGTCTGACCCTGCTGAGGCATATCGGGTTGACTATTATCTACGTTTGACTCCCCGTTAGAGTTAGTTGTTGCCTGTGGTTGCTCAGGAGTTTCTTTAGGTTTTTCGTTTTGCTGACTCTTACAATAAGAGTACAACTTCTCAGCAGCAATCAAGACATCAGCAAAGGTTTCAGCGTCAGCAATTGCATTAATGAGATCCATCTCCTCACCACGCTCAATAGGAACCTGAGTGTAGTTACCAATTTTGAACCAAAGATTTGCGCGGTCAGCAAGATTATATTTTTTAAGATCCTCACCTTCAATACCAAAGAAATCATCTGCATTCAGTTGCTTATATCCCTCAAAAAAGGTTTTAGAAAGACCAGGATATTTACGCTTCATTAGTTTCTCAATGCGAGCATCTTCGACAACATTGAGGAACTGGTGAGGAATATTTTTTGGAGGGTCTACATTAGGAGTAAAGAGTGCGTGACCAACTTCGTGACCTACCAGCAAGTCGTAAACAACATTGCTTGCCCTTTCCCACATCGGCAAAGTCAGGACGCGAGTATCAACGTTAAACTGTGCAGTCTGAACCCTACGATTCTCAACAATCAAATCCTCAGTTGCAAGCAGTTTAGCAAGTTGTCCTTTAATCTCAGCGTTAACAGGCATTGGTCTCTTGTCTTGATGAGTATATCATACAACAAAACCCCCGCCGAGGCAGGGGTCTGTGGACAGTTGTTCAACTGGTTCAGGATGCAACCAGATCGTTATCGTAAAAATATTTAACGCGCATTTGGCGAATCAGTTGCAAAAAGTCATAGTGCTCACGACGATCTGCGTCCATTGGTTCAGTTGCTGCATTCTTCTTCATTTCGATCATGCGAACCAGTGCCTGATTACCAGTAATAGTACTTTGAGAAAGCAGTTCCAGTTCCTTCATGCGGAGTTCGATTTGCTTCTCTTTCAAATGATCACAATCAGTAAATGCAAGATCGCGCATTGCAAGATAGTTTTTGCGGATCTCTTCGCGGTTTGCAAGTGCTTCTTTTGCGAGATTCATGTTAATCCTTGTTTACCCACGTATCATAGCAAATCTACGAGCACTGTCAAGCACATCGTGCTGAGGGGTCCATCCAAGGGACTGTAGGACCGTTGTATCTGCTTTAGTGACATCTGCCTCACCTGGAGTATTTTCCCTGACTGGAAGGTCCCCCTGACCCATAGTCTGTGCCAATTCTTTTACAGAGTATGAGTTACCACTGCCAATATCCAATACTCCGCAGTAATTAGATGTCATTAAAACTTTGATTGCATTACATATGTCATCAACATGCACCCAATCTCTCAGATGATTTGTAACATACTTTGCCCTACCTTCTTGGAGCATTCTATACATCATATCTGGACGACTGTCCTCATCAGCATAAACCGTATAAAATCTCATTCCCACACTATTTGGTGGTGCCTGAATCTCATTTACATATTTGGTGATTGCATATGGATTTTCCCACCATTTTTTTACAGCACTTGAACTTGCATATAAGCATCTAGCATTAAAAGTCTTACAATACTCAAAGATTGGTTTAGACTTTACTACATTGTTCTCCCAAAACTTATCTGGATCTTCAATACTCTCCCTAATAGCAGCATAAGCAGCAAGATGGATTACACAGTCGTAAATTTTGTTTGGAGAAAAGTCTCCAATATCATCAGGTCTATCAAGACCATCAACTTCATGCCCAATACTTTTTAGTTCGTTGTAAACACGTCCACCAATAAAACCACGATGCCCAGTAACTAAAACCTTCATGATGAGATACTACTAAATCCTTTTAATTTTTCAAATCTAATCACATTTTCAAATCTCTCTCCAATCTCACTCTTGTGAGAGATAACAAAAATGTTTGCATCTTGAATGACATATCGGATAATCTTTAAGAATTCCTCAGTGCCTACGCCATCAAGAGAGGAGTCAAACACTTCATCAAAGATCATGATGTTTGTGTTTACAGAGTTTTTAACCTTTGCAATCTCCCTCCAAGTAAACAAGAGTGCTAGGTCGATACGTTGTTTCTCACCTTCAGAGAACGACGAATAGGAAAAGTCTTCGTGAATCGGTGATTGGACGCTCTCATTAAACTCCTCATCGAGTTGGAGATTAATATAAAAGTCCATCATTTGTAGGTACTTATTAACCGACTGATTAATAAGAGGGAGATACTTCTTGATGATCTGTGCTTTTACACCACCGTCTTTTAGTAGACTGTAGGTAAAGTCGTAATATGAAATACTCTCTTTCTTTTCAGTAAGTAAATCGTAAGTACTTTGAAGACTTTTCCTAAACTGCTCTAACTTCTCATGCTCAGCATTTCGATTTTCAAGTCTATCGGTAATTGTTTGAATTTCAGATTCAAGAGACTTGATTTGTCTACGAAACCCAGAGACCTGAGTATTGTTTGAGTTAATGTCATTAAGTAATTTACTGATTACCTCTGAAGTGCGTTTAAAAGAGGACTCCCTCAACTCTTCCTCTTTAATCGCCTGCTGGAGTTCTTCAAACCCCTGCTGGAGCTCTTGTGCTTTATTTTGGGAGTCATCAATTCTATTTAACCTAAACTCATCTTTAATATCTTGATTACAGGTTGGGCAAACCGTATTTTCTGAGAAAAACTTATGCTCTTTTACAAGAGTTGTAATTCTTTGAGATAGTTTTCCTTTGATGCCACTAAGATCTTTGAGTTTTTTTGATGCTCCGTTATACTTCTTTAATTCAACTTCTTGATTATCAAACTCCGTTTGCAGTTTCTCATTTTGCTCAATGATATTATCAATATCAGTCTCAAGAGTTGCAATAGTTTTTGTTTTATTATCAATAGATTGTGCTGCTTCGTTCTCAATCTCATCGATAAAACTGGTTTGCATCTCCACCTTATCTTTTAAAGAGTCCTTCTTTAGGTCAAGAGTCTTCACCTCGTCTCTAGTCATCTTTATTTTCTCTTTGATAAGAGTATTCATCGACGAAAAGATTTTGATATCCAACAAATCCTCTACAACTTCTCTACGAGTTGCACTTGGGAGTTGCATAAAAGGAATAAAAGATGCACTACCCAGGATAACAATCTGAGTAAATGATTTGAAGTTCATCTTAAGAACAGTTTGCTCAAACCATTTTTGTTGATCAACTGCAGATGCATGTTGATCTAAAACCTTACCATTCTTGTGAATCTCAAAGATGTTTGGTTTAATACCACGAACAACTTTATACTTTACTTTGCCAATAGTAAAGTTGACCTCAACTAAACAGTCTTTTTCATTTGTACTGTTCACCAGTTGTGGTTTATTAATCTTGCGATATGGTTTTCCAAACAAAGAAAAAGTAAGAGCATCCAAGAGAGTACTCTTACCTGCTCCGTTTGATCCCACGATTAGAGTTGTGGACGATTCTGTAAAGTCAATTTGCGTAAACTGATTGCCAGTTGATAAAAAGTTACGCCATTTAATGTTCTCAAAGTTGATCATACAATTCTAATTTTGGGGGAACCACAATATCGTCAGGAGTAATGATTGTATACTCGTGCTCATTTAACTCACATACATGAATAATAACTTCAGCGTCAACATCCATGACACTCATCTCGGGATATCCTTCGTCTACCAATTGCATGGCATACCGTTCAGCATCATCCTCTTCTTCAAAAATATAAAGAACTTTTTCCCCAATATCATTTGCTACAGAGAATGCTCCAGACTCCTCGTCTCCCTCATGAGTAAGTATAAACATGCTAGATCATTTCACAAGCTTCTTGATATATATCTGATATTATACTCTGAATTCTCGATTTGTCCAACTCAACTTCAGACTCTTGAACATACCTATTCAAGATTGACAGTGTGTCCTCAGATTCCATTGCGTTGAACTCTTCTTTATCATACCAACCATTGAAGATTTGATTCTCTACAACCTTAAGGTCAGCAATTCCAGAGGAATATAGTTTATCAATAAACCTATCATACTTTTTACTGTCAGACTTTTTGCGGACAATAATTTTTACAATCTTATTATTGTAAGGCGTTGCGTCAAACGTTTGATAGTTGTCATCCTCATAGTAGATGTTATAAAACATTCTGTAAGGATTATTTACAGGTTCATGCTCTAGAGTATCGGTATCAAAGATGGTAAACCCTCTTGGATCATTGATATCATTCCAATACATCTCGTAAGCATTGCCAAGATAGTAAACCTTACCATCGTCAGAACGATGATGATAATGTCCAGAGAATACTTTATCAAACTTATCAAAGATTTTACGGTCAAATCCGTGTTCCATAACAACCTGACGGTTTACATGGAATCCTTGGAGTTCCAAGTGACCCATAGCAATGGGCGCATTTGTCTTATCAATTTGCTTGGTTGTATAATCATAGTTTTCCTGGTTAATCCAGGGCACTAAAAGTATGTCTCTACCATCAATATTAATTTCTGTTGCTTTTGCATACGTCCTGATGTTTGGATAACCAGCAAGCAACAAGTCTGGAGAGTTTACATCATTTGTATTCTTGTAATAAACATCATGATTACCAGTGACCAGGTGGACATCATACTTAGACATTGGGTCCAGGACCACTCTCTTTGTCCACTCAAGACTCTGATAATCGATTGACTTGCGACTATCAAATGCATCACCCATATGGATGATAGTTGTAATGCCGTGCTCTTCTAGGTAGGGGAAGAATACGTTGGTATAAAATTGTTCAAAATACTCCTGGAAGAGTTTTGACCCTCGTCTTGCTCCCCAGTGTGTATCAGTAATTATTGCGACTTTCATCAATTACGTAGTTTAGAGGAAATGCTATCTTTAATCGAATTGTACTCTGAGGATGTGTATCCGTCAACATCTCCGTCCTCAGAGAATACAACTTCAAATCCACTCTTCTCAATAATCTTTGCCTTGATTTCCATCTGCTTCTTTTCTTTCTGAATCCGTCTCAGAAAAGCATAGTTGATAATCTGAGTGAAGTATGCAAATGGATTCCTGGACTTCTCTGGATCAAAATTGTAAATGTATTGAACACAGTTTTCAATGCCATCACTAATCATGTCTTCTTTGAACATGTAGTTTACAAAGTTTGGTTTGTATGAAAGGTGAGTAGCAATCTTTAAAAAACACTCCCCAATATACCTTGGGATACGAGGTCTTGGCAAATCCTTTGCTTTGGCAATCTCAATCTCTTGTCTGTAATCAATCAGGGCAGCAAGAAACTCTTTATTGTTTACATAGTGCTCTGACCTTTTTCTTTTGGGCATTGTTGTACCTAACATAAGTTTTACTATATCATCATATGATCATAGTATAGCATTTAATAATAAAATCAACAAGCTTGACTCATTAAACAATTACAAGTAGAATACCTTTGTTAGGGTTGATAGATGAGATATAGCTTTAATTAAGAGTCTTTACTAAGGTCTTTATTCGCAGAGTCTTGTTTAAAGATCTTCTCTAGTAATTGTTTTGCGTCTTTAACGCTGGAGAGATAACCCATTCTCCTATCTATACTAGGATGTTCTCCTGGTTTTTTTAGTCGGTTAAACGACCGTACAAAGTTTTGATAAATTTGAATAATATCTATATCACTTGACTCAGACATTACCATAACGTTATCTAAGTCAATTATAAATGTCTCCTCTGAAGTAGTCTTCAACCAGGGTTCAAGTTTATATCCAATAAGGTTGCCATTTCTTTCTACGCTTTCAATGGTGACTGGATGGTCCAGTATTAACATAGTTCTGTCATCCTCTTCTGAGGCAGCAACTTTTGCAAAGATTTCTTCACCTGATTTTAGTTTTATGGTACTGTAGAAATCGTCCTCAATTCCCATTTGATTGTCCTCTCTTTTTGTTGGCCCAATATGCTTTCATAGCGAGAGACTTATTTTTTTTATGTTCTTCTGAGAATTTCATTCCTTTTCTAGAAGTACCGCTTTTAGGATTTGGTTTTCCTAAATGCGCCTTACTCATATTCTCTCGTTCCTCAGCAGTATGTTTCTTACCGAGTTTAGTAAGTCTCATTTTCTGTTTTGTTTCTTCGGAGTGCTGACGACCCTTCATAGGACCTCCTCCTTCGCCGCCATCAGTAAGATTGCGTAATATACCTGTACCTAAATCTTTGCGCCCCAATACACTAATCAGATAAATTTCGTGCTTAAATGCGTCCTCTTCAGACAAGTTCTTTTTCAGAAATATTCTTCTATCTTTTGACGGCGGTTTATTGAATCTTGAATAAGAATCAATCCTGTTGCCCCTACCTTTACCTATGTAGTAAGGAGTCCCATCTTCTCGTAAATAAGCATAAGTGTAATAATCCATTACTTTAAATTAATTGTTAATATATCATAATTAAATTTCTCTTCATTGTAGATTTTAATCCTTTCAATGAGATGATTTAAAGTATAATTTTTTCTTTCATTTTTGGTGCAATCATCACCAATATCATAAAGCATTGCTTTTGTTTTGTTTTTTCCCTTTCTAAGTACACGACCAATGCTTTGAAGATTTCTGACTCTCGATTTTGAGGGTGAGGCAAAAATTACGTTGTGTAGATTGCGGATGTTGATACCTGTAGAGAAGGTTCCGTATGATGCAACGATAATGGCATTATCCTCCCTTTCGGTAATGTCCCTAATTCTTTCTCGTTCCTCTGCATCTACTCCGCCATGGACAAAGAATACTTTGCGATTCTCGTCTACGGAATTATTTAGAAGATTAAAGATTACCTCACCATGTGTGGCAACCCGACTATAGAGAATCAAAGTATTGCCAGTTAAATCTTTAGCAAGATTTACAATAAACTTATTTCTCCTATCATGTTGAATGAGATATTGTATCTCATCTTCATAGGTATCAAACTTTTGAGGAGCATGTTTTAAGACCAAACACATAATGTCAAGTTTTGATACATGACCCTTCTCCATCAGCTCTGCAGTGCGAGTGATTTTGTATGCAGGACCAAACAGTCCCTCTAAGACCCACTTATGCGTCTGTGTGCCGTCTAGAGTACCCGTAAACCCAAATCTATACTTAGCATGGTGTAGATGGGTCATAATGGACACCAGAGACTTACTTTTGAATAGGTGTGCCTCATCTCCTATAACTACATTATAATTCTCAAAGAAAGATCTTGGTAGTTTGTATATTGATTGCCAGGTTGTAATCGTTACAGGTAAGTCTGTGTCTTTGTCTCTTCCCGAATAAATTTTGTGACAATATGATTGAGCATCCCAACCATAATCTTCGAAGTCTTTATACATCTGTTCTACAAGACTTGTCGTCGGAACAACTATCAGGATATTTTGTTTCTTGGCAGTATAAAACCTTACGAGCGAGTAAATCATCAGAGATTTACCACTTGCAGTGGGAGATATTAATAACCTTCTGTTATGTCTTAACGCATCGTACACCCCATCAACCTGATATTCTCTGGGAGTGTGACTACAAATAGACTTCATGTAGTCTTTAACTCCAGCACGAGAAATTATCTCATTGCACTCAAATGGGAGTCCGTAATACTTGTTATCTTTGAACTCATATGAATAACCTGCGTTCTCACAAAAACTTACAAGTTTATCTAAGAGTCCAACATATAATTGTTTTGTGTTGAGATTGTATAGATGAATCTCTCCATTCCAATGCCTCTTACGATACTGAGGCATGAACTTTGCAGATTCAACTTCAAATTTAAAATAATCTCGGAGTTCATAATCAACATGGGGTTCTGCCTTAATCTTCAGGAAAACCTCATTTGACTTTGATATAACCAAATCGGACATCAAAAATACTCATTCTATGTGAGTATTTAGTTTATGTATCTAAACTTAAAATCTACTGGGTCGTCTTCTTCCATTAACCAAGTCCTGAAATGAATCGATTAAACTCAATTGCATTTTTAATTTGGTAGTTGCGTTGGTGGATTTGTTTAATAATATCCTCCAAGTATGCAAGCATCACATCATAATAATCAATCTTCAATGATGATGCAGATAGTTTTTCATCAGCATCAAGATACTTTTGCATAGTATCTTTGTCCCTAATCTTTTTAGGGAATGGATTCTCTACATAAACATCTGGGTCTGCTTTACCTGCGAAGTATTCATATCTTTCATGTCTGATATTTTTTCTCTGTTGATCTGCTTTTTTTCTAAGCAAAATAACATTGTTGTAAATATCAAAATATTTTGCATGAAGTGATGGTATTTTTAGCGATTCATTGTGTAAGTTATCAGGATCAATAACTGAGTCCTTTGTCCACATCTCTTGGATCTTCGCAAGATCAAAGGTCATAATCGCTTACCTTTCATGTCGAATATATTGTAGATAGTATACTTGAAAGATACCTCTGCTGTAAAGTATTGATAATCCTCTACAGTAGCATCCAATTGCATTGGACCTAGGGCATATGGGAAGCAGTTTTCAAACTTAACTTGGAACTGACCAAGTTGCTTACTATTTAATACAATTAGTGTGGCATCAGAGTAAAGATTCTTTTGATCTGTAAATCCAGTGTAATCACCTTGATCTCTTTGCCACTCATGAATCTCTGCAAGTCTCTCTGGATAATTAATACCTCTCAACCAATTTTGTATCTCCATATAGTTGAGGAGTTCTTCATCAACCAAAAATTTTACGGTCAAATCCTCAAACACTGGTTTATCTCCAGGTAGAGGAATATTTTTGAGATAAGTTGGTTGCTCCGCAACGCCACAAGACAATCCAGGAATATTGACTTGATTTCCAGTAAAAGAAACGTATGGTGCTCTATTGACGGAGAACTTAAATCCAACTCCAGACAAATAGTTCCTATTCTCTAATTGTTGGGAGGATATACTCCTTGCTTTTGTGACTGCCATCGTCGTTTTAGAACTATTTATGGCAAGAAATAAAAAAGAGGGTTGTTACACCCTCCGATTAAATTATTTTAGCGTTTCGACAGCAGCGAGTGCTTTCTGACGAAGACTCTCGGGGAGAGGGACATAACCAAGGGAGTCTGCCTTTGCTTGCTGAGTGGGTGTCAGCATCCAACGCAGAGTTTCTTTTACTGCCTCATTCTTTTCATACTCAGGGTATGCAAGAATCCAGGTGAGTGAAACGATAGGGTATGCGTTAGCACCAGCGGGGTTAGCGTCGGCACCACGCAGTTGGTCATCAAGGACAATCTCACCGAGACCAGCGGATGCAGTCTCAGCAGATGCCTTCACGAAGTTACCTGCTTTGTTTTGAATGGCAACCTGTTGGAGACCATTGCGGACATAACCATAGTTAACATAACCGATGCTACCAGGGGTGTTGGTGACAGCAGCAGCAACGCCACTGTTACCTTTACCACCGATACCAACAGGCCACTTCACTGCCTTACCAGTGCCAACAGTTGCCTTCCACTCGGGAGAGAATGCGGACAGAGAGTTGGTGAAACCTTTGGTAGTACCAGAACCATCAGAACGATGAACGGTAGCGATGCGCTTGTCAGCACAACCAAAAGCAGACCAGTTAGTGATCTTGCCAAGGAAGACATCAGCAAGTTCGGTCTGAGTCATCTTAACTTCACAACCAGGATAGTTGTAAGTTGGGACAATGGCACCACCCGTGATGGGGATGTGGACCATAGGCAGTTTCTGCTTAGCATCACTTACAGCACCATCAGAGGCACCGAAGTCAACGGTCTTAGCAGTAAACTGACGGACACCAGCACCACTACCAACTGCTTGATAGTTGACTTGGTTACCAGTAGACTGAGCGAAATCTACAAACATATTGTTGTAGAGCATTGCTGGGAAGGTAGCACCTGCACCATTAAGGCTGAAAGTCTCCTTCGCTTTCTCGGTGGACCCGCACGCCACCATCAGGGGTGCTGCCAGAGCGACAGCAGCGAGTGCTTTGAGTTTCATCAGTCAGTGCCTCAGAACTTGTACTTAGTGCCAAGTTCAACTTTCCAGTCACGGGTGCTGTCTGACTGGAAGATGTTCTCCCACTTACCATAAGCAGAAAACTTGTCGGTCAGCTTAACTTTGCTACCAACTTCCAGTGCAGTGAAGGTTTCAGAATCACCACCATCAGGATAGGCAATGCCAGCGCCACCTTCAATGTAAGGAGTCAGAGCGCCAACTTTAGTTTCATATCCCACGCGACCTTGATGCACTGCTTTGCTATAGTCTTCGTCAGTGCCTTTGAATTCGTGCTTGGACTCCACATAGGGTCCTGCAAGGGCAGGAGTCGCCATGGTGCCCAGCGCCAGTGCGGCTAGTGCGATTGCTTTCATTTGAAAATACCTTTGTAATGTTTGGAGGTTTGTCCGTTAAAGACCTTGTTATTATAACAGGGTTGATTGAATCCGTATTTAAGATCAAGTTAAGTTGATTTAAAACTAGACAAACCTTGGTATATATGTACGCTTAAATAAATTTTAACCATAAAAAAAGGACCTCCGTCAGGAGGTCCTAATTTTACCAACTAAAGGATCAGAAGGAGTACTTCAGACCCAGTTTGCCACCAACGTTCAGATCTTCGAATGCCTTATCTTCAGCAGTCAAGAATGAAACTTCACCATAGACGCCCAGACGCTCGGTTACGTCAACGCCAACGCCTGCCTTACCAGATGCACGGGTGGACAGTTCTTCGCCGTCAACAGCAACCAGTGCAGGACCGCCTTGGACATACCAACCAGCGTTCTCGCCCAGGGCACCTTCATAACCTACGTGCAGGTCGGTGGTAGCGCCAGTGTAATCATCACCAGCCCAACCAGCATTGGTTTCCACGTTCACGTAGGGACCTGCAAAAGCAGCGCCTGCGGACATAGACAGTGCAGCGGTCGCTGCGAATACAGATTTGATCATTTTAGATACCTCGTAAATTTACTTGCGGAATGGTTACCCGCAGATGAAGGATTGAGTTGTCTCAATCGCTGTGCTTAATATACCACCATTTGGTGGGTCTGTCAACAGATCTGGCGCGAGTAGTTGAGGCTTCGTCACTGTTGTAAAACGTTACATGAGTAACGCTTGAGTATTTATACGTAGTTATAATTGAACATATTTCGGTTATCCGTCATAAAGAATGACGAATACGGTGACAGTTGGCGCAGAGTAAGACACACTTTTGGACTTCTTCTCTTATAACATCAATGTTTCTATCCAATGCGGGGGCAATCTCAAATAACTTTTGTCTCTCATCAATGTGATGGAAGTCATAACAACATAATGGATATGTGTTACCACAGTCGGAACATTTGCCGCCCAGTTCCTCTACAAACATCTCTTTACGGGTGTTCCTCCTTTTACGCATCCAATTGCGATGGTTCTCTGCATTGCGTTGTCCGTATTTACCACTGGTATTAGTTCTAGGTCTAGGCACTGTTAATAATGAGTTATTACATTTCTATGTATAAAAAAAGGACCCTTGCGGGTCCCTGTGAGATATGAGCAGGACTCACATCAGATTCTTCACGAGAACGCGTCTGTAGTAGCGGTTAGCGTTAAGTTGCAGGCGTCCGAGACCCTGTTCGGTGCCTTCAGCGAATGGGTTAGCGACCATGCCGTAGCGGGTCTTAAATCCAATCTTGGGCTGGAAGGTGTTCTCGCCAACTGCACGTACCATCTGCAGAGGTACATATGGGCAGTAGAAGATACCTGCGTCATAAGGTGAGGTTCCCTTATAACCAACAACGTAGTACTGGTTAGCAGCAACGTTTGCAGAATATGGGTCGATGTAGACTCTGTACTTACCGTTCAGAGTACCAGCAAAGGTGTTGCCAGCGTCATCAACGTTGAGGTTAGCATTAAGTGCTGGGGTGTAATCCAGTACGCCTGCCATGGTGAGTGCAGAAGCAACGTCAGCAGAGCAAAGGATAACGTTGCCCTTTCCTCTACGAGTTCTTTGTGCAATCGCGTTAGCATCGCGCTCGATCTGGAAGATCAGACCCTTGAACTTCTCAACTGACCAACGACCGTTGGAGTCGATGTCAAGGTCAAACTGACCAGCAGTTGCAGTGTTAGCAACAGCACCCTGTTCAGCAACCTTGTAGATGGTTCTGATGACTTCGCGGTTGATCTCAGCAAGAATCTCAGTTGAGAGAATGTTTGCGAGTTCCGCTTCAGCGTTCAGACCGTGGATTGCCTTCAGGTCTTGTGCAAGCTCAAGGCTGTATTCTGCCTTCAGTGC